CTGGCTCGTGTTGCCGGCTCGCCGGCATTGTTGATGGTGGTCAGTGCATCGAACTTCTCGAACCGCTCGTCGAGATTGCCCTTGGCCACGCCGGGGCAATCGGCACCGAGATGCACTGCACTGTCGTGCACCATCTGCACATGCTTACGGTCGGATGCGTTGTGACGTGCGCCGGCCTTTTCCATCTTGGATTTCTCCGTGACCTTGCTCGGGTCGAAACTGGTATCGATCTCGCGAAAGCGTTCCGGGCCGAGCACGAGCGGGCCGGTGTAGGGCGTCACCTTGGTGTGATCGACGTCGCCGGCCTTCCAACTGATGGTGACGTGTGGCTGGTAGAGCGGGTGGTCCCAAGCCGCGCCGGCATCGAGCAATTGCTGGTGTCGATCCGACAGCGGCGGGCTGTCGAAGTGCAGGACCATCGCGCCCTGATCGCCGAGCGGCCCCACCTTGCGCCCGGCCGTGCCATTCACGGTGACGGTGTTGTCGAGCGTCTCGGGCCACTGCAACGGCTCTTTCGAGTACGCCTGCGTGACGTGCATGTCGTCGGGTTGGAGCGTGGTCGGGAAGCCCTGCGTCTTGGCCCAGTCGACGAGGTCTTTGCCGTTCTCGACCGGGCGCGAGGCGAACAGAGTGCGCGGGCCGGCGGCCTTGTGCACCCACTTGCTTCCGCCCTTGGGCTTGATCCAGCCGTTGCGGATCACCGTCCAGCCGGAACCGAACGCCTTGGCGTCACTCAGGCCACGTGCCAGCGCCGAATTGACCACCGCACGGAAACGGCTCTGCGCTGCGTCGGGCAGTGCATTGCGCACTTGTGCGGGCAAATCAGAGTTGCTGGCGTAGGGCACCACGTAGCCATAGTCCGGCTCACGAACAGTGCCAATGCGTGGTTGTTTAAGTTTTGGAGTCGATCAATCGTCGTCGTCGAAATCGAGCACGGCTTCGATCAGATCGTCGCTGACGATCTGGCTGAGCAGCAACACAACCAGATGCTCGGTCGACATCGAAAGGTCAAGCGCACGGCTTTCCAGCTTTTCCGACAAGGGCTTAGGCAAGCGCACCACAAATTCATCCGCGACCCGCTTGCCCTTCGGCTTCTTGGCCCCTTTCAAGCTTATCCCCAGCCGCGAGCACGTCGCCAGCAAGCTCCCCTCACTGGTTCCGATGAACGCGGCAATCGCGTCGAGACTCCAGCCGTCCATGACCAACAAGGGAATCTTGGCCAGCACCGCTTCGGTGTAGACGACGCGCGGCCGGTGCTCCTCATCCAGCTTCATCAGCTGCCACTTCATCAGCCGCCGCCGCGATCTCGTCCGCCGACGGTGTCGCCGACTTGAACGAAATCAACACGGCGCAGCGACAGTTTATGACCTCTTCGGCAGGGGCTTCGGGATCGCCCGGGTACATCAGCTGCGCGCCCGACGGGCTGTCGAACGGCTCGTTGAGGCCACGCTCCTGACCATCCATTTCCCTGTGCGTGTCACGTGTACGATTATCGTCAGTGGCCGACCATGTGCGCACGACGTCGTCCACCGGGATGCCGGCGTCGTCGACCACCTGCATGGTGGTCTCCTGTCGGGCCGTGTTGAGAACACGCGTGGTCTCGGTTCTGGCGATGGTCTCAGCCCGCATCGCCAGATATCGCGCGGCGTAGCGGTCGACCATGGTGGCGATACGGCCGGCGCTCAGCGGCTCGCCGGCATCAAGCGCCGCCGTCAAGCCGGCGTCGTAGCGGCTGTCGCGCAGGACGCGGTCGAGCGCCTCCGCACTGTTGTTCTGGAGAAGCTCTTCGTAGGTGTCGACGGCATCTTGCTGCGCCGATGTCAAGCCTATCGAATTGCGGAACGAGCGCGCCGTCGCCGCTGTGCCCTTGCCGGTCTTCAACGCTCGGGTCAGCGCCGCGCGCACGGCTTCACGCTGTGCATCGGTGAACTCGGCGATGAAGTCGAGGTCTTGACCCTCCATCAGCGAGGCGGCGGCGGCAAGCTCGGGATCGAATGACAAACCGACGGTGCTGGTCAGATCGCCAGCACCGTCGGTTTCCCCGTCGTCGCCTACCGCTTTCCCGACAAGCTTGCAACGCAGTTCCTTGCGCGTGTTGACGACCACGTGCGCGGCCATGCGACGGCGCTCCTCGGCCAGTAACTCGATGGATGGCTTGAAATGCTTCATCAGTACGTCGAGATCGTCGCCGTCCTGCGCGCGCACGGCCGCCTGCGCCAACGTGGGCGAGTTGCGCAGACCACCGACATAGCGCTGGAAAGCCTGCTGAAAGTGAGCTTCCAGAACGTCCTGCATCCGCGCTGGATCACGCGGCAGCGGTGACACCTGTGTCAACATCGCTCTTCTCCCCGCCGAGCCAAGCCGCATCCGGCGTACCCAGAAGGGTGCTAGTCCTGCCCGACATCGAGCGGACGCGTCCGGCCATCCAAGGTGCCTGCTCGATCCACGTGATCCAGTAAGCGTCGGCCTCGCGCCATGCAGTTTTGTCGTCGTAACGTGGCGTGTTGTCCATCGGGACGCCGGCCAAGACGATGCGGTCGAGGCCGAGACCGTCGATGGCCACCCTGATCGCCAGCATGCCCGACGAGCCGCCGAAAACCTTGCAATACTGGATGGGTAGCTTGATCCGCTTGGGGTCGCCCAGCCGGTGTCCCTTGTAGATACCGGACCAGTACATGAGACCGTCGGGCAGTGGTTCCTTACGCTCGCGTATCCACAGTGGAAAGATGTCGGGATGGTAGGAAACCCAGTGCTGAAACGGCTCCTTGTAGTCCCGTCCCATGCGATTGATGGCGATGACCACGTCGAAAGCGCCTAGCTTTTTGGCCGCTTCGATATCGTTCCAGACGGTCGCTGCCCGGCCAAGTATCAGCGCAGTTCGAGCAACCATCCGGGGCGCGCTCCTCGCGAGTCGCGCCCTTTATGCCGTCAATCACCAGTCTTGGCAACCACCTAGCGCCAGCCCCGGTCTCTGTCGGCAAAGCGCAGCACCATGCGCGTGTGACCTTCCTCGTCGAAGGCACGACCTCTCAGAGCCTCCACGGAAAAGGAATTGTGCTCATCGTGGATGGCGATCACGACCGAAGGTATCCAACGTTCCTGCCCGCTCGGCAGCGTGATCTCACGCACTGCGACACCTTCACCGACCTTCACGGCTTAACATCCACAGGGGTGGTCGGTGGCTTGGCGCTGCGCAGGCTGCTCAGTGAAGCGAACACACAGCGCAGACCGAGCACAAACATCTCGCCGCGCGTCATCCTCCACGCGATCTTGGTTTCCGGGTTGAGATCGCTGGTCCGCAACATGCCGTCGGTCCACTCCATGTGTGGTCCGGTCGGGTGCCAGAAAAGTACCATGGCCGATCCTCCTGAAACAGCAGCCGCAACACAGCTTATCCTGCTTGCAGCATAAATAGCCACAGTCGCTGAAAGCTTGCATGGTCTCCATCCATGTTCTCAGGCGAACCGCCGGGGCATCCCGCCCTCGTGACCGTCGCACTCGCCATCGCTGGTCACCGACACCCATGAGCGGACACATGCGAGAGCTAATCCGCCGGCATCGTCGAGCCTGTACTCCATTGTGAGCGGCTCACCTGAGAACACTTATTCCGGTTTACCGGAGCGGAGTGGTAGGGGTCCACTCGACGGCAGCGCGCTGCCCTCCCAGTTTTCTCACCCCTCGCGTGCTGCCCTTGGCCTTCGGACATTACCAGACTCGTCATCTGGCACACGGTCATAAGAGTGGCCCGTGGAACTCGCTCCGGTAAACCGGAACTCTTAAACGCCTGTCGCCGGGAACGGTTGGTTCGGTGCTTGTTTCGAGAAGTAACCGAGCCTTCACCACGGCGCAGGCGTTTCACCGAAGCCGAACCGATTTCGCGTGTCATCCCTTCGCGCTCTCTGAGGCCCCATCCACCTGCCGGTGGCATATACCCCTTTGAGCGGGTCTGGCTACGCTGACGACCGTAGAGCCGGTCGCCTGCTTGGTTCGTCTCCGTGACCATCGCTGGCCACGACCATGCAGATATAGGTGCCTATGCCTGTTGTCAAGCCGGACCCCGTACACTTATTTCATAGCTGCCATGCGTCCGCCGGCTTGATATCAGATAAAGAACACTTACCTCTACGGTGTAGGAAGACCAGAAGGGAACGAGACCATGTACGGATACGAAGACGAAGGCCACCTCGCCACACCGGGCGAAGCGGTTAAAGAGTACGCCCGCAACGTCGGGGCCGAGCGTCCCGAACAGGCTTGGATACTCACCCACTACGACACTTGGGAGCGCAACCCTTTCTATGCTGGCCCGCCAGTGCGTCACCCAGAGGAGGATGACCATGACTAAGAAACTCTACGAAATCGCTCGCGTCCGCTACGGCACCGTCGAGATCGGTGCCAACGAGCACGTCGTTATCCGCCTCCGCGACGAGCGCCGGGTCTTCTACGGAACCAAACAGGAGTGTGAGGACTGGGTTGAGCGGAACGGCCACGACGAAGACACTTGAATTGCTGCCCACAGTGTTTATATCAGATAAAGCAGAAGGGACCAAGACCATGACCAAGAAACACTTCGAACTCGTCGCCCGGGTGCTCGCGAACGCGAACGCCAACGGTGCCGATCCCGCCACCATGACCAAGCTGGCCGACGCCTTCGCCACCGAGTTCAAGAAGGACAACGCCCGCTTCGACACCGCCCGCTTCTTCAAGGCGGCCGGCTGGGTCGACATGCTCGATGAGGAGACCAAGTAAATGGACGAGACCGACAAGCTGATGGCGCTGATCCTCATCATGGGACGCACCATGACCAAGTTCCAACGCGATGAAGCCATGGCGGCATGGCGCAAGCTCGTCGCCGAGAGGGAAGGGAAAGCAGTCAAATGATGTTCGTTTTCAAGCAAGACCCCAATGAGTTCTGGGAGCGTGAGAAGCCGGTTCGCGTCCACCGCGCCAACAAGTCTCCCAACCACGGCGTCCGCGCCTTCGAGCAGGTCGCCGAGTTCCCCACGATGGTCGAGGCCAAGGCTTGGGCCGCCAAGCAGGAGAAGGTCGATGGCTGACAAGGTCCACTACGTCAAGGTCCGCATGCCCGGCAAGAATCAGTATCTGTTTCTGACCAGCAAGGGCGGCCTGAACCATCTGCGTATCCACGCTGCCCGCTTCGACGACAAGGCCAAGGCGCAAGCCATCGTCGACGCCAACAAGGACGATCCCGAAAACACTGGCGTCAGCTGGAAGGTTGTCTGAACCGGTTCACTGCACGGTCCCAGTCACCGGCAAGCCATGGATGGCCGACAGGTAGAAGTGCGCGTCGCCACGCTGCATCTCCCGATGCGTGAACTGCTGACACATCAGGCTGGCCCACCACGTGTGGAACAGGTCTTCCGACGGGAAGATCGGCGCTTCCAGCTGGTCGAGTGACAGGTTGCCGACCGGTGCAGCCATCGAGGTCGGCTCGACGAACACGGGGATGCCGGCGAGGATCGCGTCGACCGCGACGTTCGACGAGTGTGTCACCACCGCCCAGCAGTGCCTGAGATCGAAGCTCAGCGAACTGGTCGCCATGCGGTCGCGGACGATGACGCGCCGCTTGGTGACCTTCCTGACCCGCTCGACGATGCTCTTCATCCACGGTCGCATGTCGAGACCGTGGGCGCGTCCGAACTCCTCGCCGGGCATGGCGACGAGAACGTGCTCGCCCTCCTGCCGCACCGGCTTGTAATCGACCCTGATGTCAGGACCACCATCGCGCATCCGCGACTTGAGCAGTGTCAGGTCGGTGACCAGCACCGGATCGGGGCGCGAGTACATCAGCCGGTAGTAGCCATGCGGCTGGCCCCGGCTCGGCTTCCAGAAGCCGTTGTCGACCTGAAAGAACTTGCGGCCTTCCGGGATGGCTTTCTTGATCAGGTCTTCCGCCAGCCATATCTGGCCGAAGCAGATGAACAGGTTGCCGTCGTCGGGCGGCGGGCCGGTGACCACGCGCGCGCCCGGCCAGCCGGCGGCCAACGACTTCATGACGCGGCCGCTCTTCTCGGTGCGGTTGGGCGAGATGCAGCACCAGATCGTCATGTGCACCACATCCGACAGTTCGAGTTATGCATCACGCCTCGACACTTACACCGATTCGGGTCGAGCACGTCGTTTATCTTCTCCATCATCCGCTCGATGTTCACCGGTTTCGGCTCTTCGGCGAAGACACCGAAATCCGTGTCGCGGCCTTGGATGCCGGTTCGCCGTTCGAGGTCCGCCGCCGACGTCCCGGTCACGAGGAGATACTGCTTCATGATCTGCCTGCCCGCCTTATCCGTTGGCTGGGGCCTCGCGGGCTGTACCAGTCGTACCGGTCGGGTCCGAGAAGTGGCCCGTCAGAGTGCATCAGGGTTCCCTCGGATTGCTTGGCGGCTGGGGCGACAGGGCGATCAACCCCTGCTTTCACCGTGTTCCTTTCAGCCACAGGCAGATTCCTAAACTCCTCAAATTGATGACAAGCGTCGCAATATCGTTCAGCAAGGTCGCGCGGGTGATAGCTCGTCCGCCCACAAAACGGACACGTGTAACTCGGTAGGGTCATGCTCATTTCCAAGTGTAGATGTAGTCGCCCGAAATGACGTGTGCACGCTTCATGCCCCACGATTCGAGCAGCTTGCACGCGGCCAAATCGTCGATGCCATACTGCGCGCCC